TTTATCAATGGTTTAGTGTGATATTTATTTAATTACTATAATTTAGTAGTAACTATAAATCTGAAATGTAACGATAAATTGAATTGTATTATTGTTTTGGTATTTTTCAAATACGTTTTTATACCGCCCCTTTTTGGTATTGAACGTAAATAAGGTCCAAGTCTTTTGGAATTATCCAAAAGCAAAATCTTTAAATAATAAGAGCTATATAGCCTTAGCTCTTGAGCTTTTTATATGAAAATAAAATATTAATTATTCTGGATTTCTTAAAAGAAACAAAAACTTTTAGGTTTCACGATGTGAATCGATGAACTTGGTCCAAAACTTAAGTTTTAGACTTATTAGATTATGAATTTGTATTTCGAAAAAATTGTGTGCTAACCCTCCCAGCCGTGGGAGGGTTTTTATGTCGTTCACGACGTAATTACTATAACTAGTATGTATTTTAGTAATCTAAAATATAAGATAGTCCTTTGAAATTAGATTTACTATTTGTTCATTGTTCATATATCCTTATCAAATTTACCCTCCCATTTTAGGGAGGGTTTTTTATGTCGAATAATTCGAACTAATTAAAAATTATAGTGAAAATACTTAAACTATAATATGAAAATCTAGAAAAATAGGTGTACATCAATATTAAAGCAAGGAGGGTTATTATGTTTAGAGTATATCAAGATACAACAGAAGAAGCTAAAAGAATTATAAGCTTATATGACTGCACAAATAATTCATTAGATTTCACCATTTATTTGACTACTATAGAAAAAGCTGACCTAGAGTTGTTTAACGAAGTATTAAAACAACTTAGAAATGGTAATTATAGTATTAAATATTTAAATGGTGTGGGAACGAGTTGATGAGGAAAAATGGCTAGTAAATTAACAGAGATTTTTGGTACACAATTTCTAGACGGTCAATATAAAAGAGGAGATGATGGAAAAGTAGTTTCCTTAGGTAAAGATGAACATGGAAATGAAATAGAAGTTAAGATGGATTGGCAAAATTCAGAGAAGGATATACTTCCTATATCACCAGAGATCTTAGCTAGAATAAAGAATAATGAGCTACAAGAAGAGCAAAGGCAGAAAACAGCTGAAAAGAAAAAGAAGATATTAGATTCTTATTTTAAAAATACTAAAGTAGAAGGTACGATAGCAGAAGACTTTGACAAAAGACCTTTATTCCAAATGCCAGAAGCTTTCTTACATATGATGTATGAAGAAGAAGATGAGGATGAAGAATTAGATCCTAGAAGTAGAAGTATAATTAAAACAGGTAGAAAAGATGGTACTGTTGTTACAACCTCTATGATGCACGGATTAAAAGATGCTATAGACGTAGCTTCTAAATATAAGAATATGATATGGGTAAGAGATTTCTTACTATTCTTAAAGGATCAAGGAGTTAACTTCCGAATGGTAAGCGAGAATCCAGCAGCATTAGCAGAGTTCCATAAACAATGGAAAGCCTTAAGAAGACCTGCTGTACCTAATATGATCCAAAGACTATTACAAGAAGCTGATGATAAGTTCTTTAAATTAATAGATCAAAATCCAAACATCGATAAAGAAATGAAAAGAATATTGAAGGTTGATACTGAGTCTAGAGTAGAGTTTATAGAAGAAATGAGACAACATTCTGGAGAGAATTTATATACTATGGAAGATTTCGTATTACAGAAATTCCAATTTGAAGAATATGGGTTCGATGAAGATGATGCTAAATGGTTTAATCCTAACACTCCTATCCCGAGTAGACCAGGAGTTAATATGGGACATTATTTAAATGAATTCGAAAGACGTACTGGTATAAGGTATGAAGATATTTATTACCATTACTGGAAGATAGTAAAAGAAGAACAAGAAAAGAAGTCTGTAGAAGAAGCTATTAATAAAGAAGATTTTGATGAAGAAATAGTAACTAAATCTAATTCTGAAGAAGTTAAAGAGAATTCTAAAATTACTGTAGGATTAGACTTAGATATAGAAATAGATATGGACGAAGATGATATTATATAGAAAGGAAAGATAAAATGCCAGAAAATAACACATTTATGGCACCACCAGGTGCACCAGGAGTAGTTAGTAATAATGCTCCTAAAGAAGTAAGAGAAGTACTAAACGACGATGATGATCAGTTTGTCACTGACATTAATACAGGTGTAGAATTACAAGTAGAAGATAGAAATATAGAAGATGCAGTAGTGTATGATAATCCTGCTAAATTAGTATTAAATACTTCCTTGCAAGAATTTTCGTTTAATGACGACTCTTATAAAGAATTATTTATGGGATCGTCAGAGATAGGTAAAACGACTTCTGATGTTAAGAAATTAACTTCTATAGAAGATGTATTTAACTACTATAAAAAAGAAGGTATGTATAGAGATGTCTATTTACCAGTAACTAACGTAGCAATAAGAATATATGAATTTAATAATACAGATATCTCTATATTAGAAATGGCTAACGAAGCTAGAAAAGATTTCTTATTCCATTTACAAATGAATGCGAAGGGAACACAAAACAGAAAGTTCTTAGATCTAGTATTACAAAATGCTCAATTCTTAACAAGTGATTCTGATAAATTAACTAGAGCTCATTTCGAAAATATATCTGCACAAGATATTCCTTTAATAATATTAGCAGCAGCTAGTTTATTAAATGCAGTTAAAGTTAAAATGTCTAATGGAGAAGAAGTACCTTTTAAATGGGAAGAAACATGTCCTAAGTGTGGTACGGTTCAAGAAGTTAGTTTCCCTTTCGAAGAAGCTGTTAAAGCTCAGTATACTAAGGATATGATAGAATGGGCTAACGTTAACTATAATCCTAATGATACTTTTGAGAATAACTTAAGAAGATCCAAAGCAGTAAAAGGAAAAGGTGTTAAATATACTAAATTAGGAACTACAATCGACACTTATATTAGAATGAAAGATCCTACTTGGTTAAGATCTAATAATCTAGATGAAGAAAGCTATAGCTGGATAGTAGATAAGTATTTAGAATATCCATATTTTAAAGAAATATATCAAAGTGAAGAATGGAATTTAAAACCTATGAAAGAAAAAGTACTTCAATTAAGTCAGAAGTGTTCTAACGCTTATCTAGCTAAAGACGATAGTGACCCTACTATATTCGAATATTTTAACGATTTAGCACAAATAAAAATGGCTCGTTATATTTATAAAGTAGAAGCTTTCGATATATCGTCTAAAGACGTTAATGGTAAACCAGTTAAACTAGTAGAAGAAGATTGGAATAAGTTATCTTTACCAGTTAAACTTGATAGATTAGCTTTATTTGATGATGAAGTTAAAAAGAAAATAAATGACCAAATAGATGCTATATCTAATTATGGTATACAAGAAATAATGGCTAAATTCCCTTGTGTAAAGGAAGATTGTAAGCATATTCTAGAGGTGTCTATAGATCCGATAGCGTTGGTTTTTTCGGTACTCCAGAACACAATAGAGAACGTAGATTCGACGACATCTACTCAGTAATGAAGGCAATGTCTACTTATAATATAAGATCTGTAACGTTAGATCAATTTATGAGTATGCCAGGTACTGTTAGATATGAGTTACTGGAGAGATTTAGAATAGAATACGAATTGTCAGTTAAAACTAATCCAATGCAAGCAGAAGTAGAGAAATTATTGTAACATATAAGGTAATTATAATGAGAGAGCCCTCATTATAATTCTTTTAATCAAGGAAAAACCGCCTTAGGATTTTCCAGGATGAACTTGAATTCTGTCAAAGTTTGTTATACCCCCATTAAGATGGGTAACAGTTGTAACGAATATTTTTTCACCCCTCCCATTGTGGAGGGGCTCCTTATGTCGTCAACGGAATTTTATTAATTTTATAAAGGAGATGATTAAATGGCTACCGATAGTACATTAAATCCTAAACCGACCAAAGACAATGATTTATATAAGCTAGTAATAGATTACCCACCAGCGTATAATGAATATGGTAAGCAATTATTAGAAAGAGATTTAGACAATGCGATAAGAGTAATATTTAGAAGCTTCTATGGTTCTAGTACTCTAATACCAGAAGTCCCAGGAATGTTTCTAGATATTGTTAGATATACTCACGTATTAGATGATCCTATTACTAGGTCTAATATAAATACTAAAGTAAATGCTGTGATAGCTGAAATTGTACCAGAAACTTCTCCTTCTGTAGAGATAGATTACAATCCTATAGATCATAGAATGACGTATCATATTTCTATTAGAGGAGAAACTATTTTAAGAGTTGATTCAGCAGGTGATCCAGATAAGGCAACAATAACTTGGTCTGATAAGAAGTTTTATGAATAAGAAGCGTCCTTTTAAAGACGCTTCTTTATTCTTTTATGTAATCTTTATAATACTCAGGATATTTAATATATCTTTGACTTGATTTTTTAATATCTCTGTACATTTGAGGAAATCCTTCTATTTCCTTAATTCCATTTAATTCTACTACATTATATTTAGTCTTGTCTACTAATGCTTTAAATTTATAAGCATCTGCTTTTCTACGTTCTACCATAGATGGATGATTATTTTTATTCTCTCCTCCATCTTTTATACTTACTATACAATTAATACTTCTTATATAGAAATCAGGTATATGTGTTTTAACATTACCATTCCAGTCAGTCCATTTAATCTCAGGACCAGGAGCTTCTACATCGTCTGATCCAAATACACATACTTTTAATACTTCCATAAATTTAACTTCGTAAGTTCCTAATACAGTAAATTTCTTTCCTTTAAATTCTACTTGATGAGCTATTCTTCTATTCTCCATTAACATCTTACTATAATCAGGATTAGCCATTAAATTATCTGTATTCCATGTCCTCTTTATATTCTCTACATATCTTTTTCTCATTACATCTTTACAAGAATTACCTCTATTTTTAATAAATGTTTTTAATACCCTAAAAGGATCTTTTAATATAGATTGAATTGATATCGGTTCACATAATATATCATATTGCTTTTTCTTAGGATCCCATTTAGTAGGACTAGCACCACATATCTGACATTTACCCTTACCATTTCTAGCGTCAAATAAAAAATGCGATACATCACCTTTATATTCTTTAGGTATTTTATCCATATGATATTTTCTAGTATAGTTCTCTAATTCTGGAATAGTCTTGAATATCTTTCCATCTATAGGACTTTTGTACGTTCTAGCCATTGATTTTCCTCACTTTCTAATATTATTTTGATAAAAATCGGTTAACCAAATACTTAAAACATAAATAAAGAAAGAAGGAGATAAGGATATGAAAGGGACATCATTTTTAATAACATACGGAAAGAGAAATTTATGTGCATTTGAATGGACTGTTAAGTCAGGATCTATGTACGACACAATCCCAGGAACATCACATTTTTTAGAACATCTAATCGCTTCTGAATATACAGAAGATGAGAAAGCTTTTGAAAGAAAATTAAAAAGAAGAGGTATACACGGTAATGCATGGACTAACTTTCAAGAAGTTTATTACTATTACCCAGAATTCTATTTTGAGAAAGACATCTTAGAAGGAATAATTAAAAAGTATGGTAATACTTTAAGAACATACTTCAAAGAAGATGATGAAAATAAGAATAAAAATGGAATAGCTATTTTAAATAGAAGAGCTAAAAAAGAAGTAGAAATAATAAAAGCAGAAATAGAGAGAGGATTGACGTTAGACTATAGACTAAGACGATCTCGGTTTTACTTAACTAGAGTAAAGGATTTTAATACTAATACTATAGGAACTATAGAAGATGTAGAATCCTTAAGAGGAAGTCATTTCTTAGAACATATGAAAAAATACTATAATAAAAATAATATAACATTTATACTAGGATTACCTGAGTCCGAAAGACCTAACGAAGCTTACTGGAGAGATTTAGTACAGAAAGAAATAATAGACCATTTACCTGACGGTAAGACTTATAATGAATATTTCCCATATGAATTCGAAGATGGTTATATATTACCAGCAGAAGCTGATAATGTCTCTTTAGTATTTGACACTGATTTACCTCCATTATATTCTAGATTAGAGGATACTTTCTATAGAGCATTATTTAGAAATGTATTATCTCGTGTATTATTTGAGAAAATAAGAGACAGAGATAATTTATCTTACGATCCTAATTGTTTTATAAATCCAGAAGTAGGTCCTGCTACATTCTACGTAACTGCTACTACAGATAAGAATAACTTTATTAAAGTAATAGATATAGTAGAAAGAATATTAGATAATTTTAGATTTACTGAAGAAGATATAGAAGGATGGAAATTGAATTTAAGAAATAAAGCAGAAAGAAACCGTATATCTTCTAGATATGTGTATAATGATTTAATAGGAAATTTCTACAACAAAGAATGGCTAAAAGAAGATAATTACTTTAATATGTCTGATGAAGAATTCTATAAAATAATAGAAGAGAATTTAAGTAAGATAAACTTAGTAAATGCTACTAAATGGTATAACTATGTATTTCCACAAATAGAAAAAACACTAGCTGTTTTATGTGGAGAAAAAACTTCTGTAGAAGAAATAGAAACTTTTGTAGAAGGTGTAGAAAAATCTATGAGGGATAGATATGAAAAACCTGTGAAGAAAAATAGATATCCTAATAATGGTAAAAAGAAACCACATGGAAATAAAAAAGTAACTAATAATAATTTTAAAATTAATAAAGCTAAAAAGCTTAATAAAAAGTAATTATATATTATTAAGATGATTGAGGAAGTTACTACCCTAAATACTTCTTTAATCGACACAATAAAAACTACATTTACTCGGTCTAGTAGTCTGTACTTTGGATTACTAGACCGGGTATCTTTAGTGTCTACGCCAGTTTTTTCTTATAAATAACAAGAAAGGAGGATAAAATAATAAACTATAAGAAAAATATTGGTATTATAATATTTAGGGAAAATACGTATTTTAACAAAAATTAAATTAAATTAGAGAAGGAGAAAAAAGCCATGGCAAAAACAACAATCAACAGACATAGCTTCACTAGAAAGATGAGTAAGGAAGCTAAGAACTTATACCAAACTCTACTTAACGCAAATGAAGACGTTATAATGAGAGAAAGCAATCCTAAAGTATCTTGGGAAGTAGATAACACAGGAACAGTATTAAACTACTTAGCAATTACAGGAGACAAAGCTGATGTAAGAACAGGAGAAAAGGAATTTAACTTTTTAGGTCAGAAAGTTAGAATTCCAATAATAGACGTAGATTATAATGTAGTAGGACAAAAGGTAGATGGAAACGGACAACCTAGGGGAACAGTAGAAAGAGCTAGAGTATCATATATCAATATGCTGGATACACAAAAGATAGCTGAATTATATGAAGAAGCTTATAGCTTACTTATATTCTTAGCAGAACAAGAAGTAGCACTTAAAGGAATATTACCTGATCTTGTAGATAAGGGATATATATTCTCAGATGACAAGACTAAATTACCATATGTAGGTAAATACTACTTAGACGTATATTTAGGCCATAATAAATTCCCAGCAGGATCTCCTGAAAAAGTATATTATGACTCAGCATCTGATGTATATAGATTCCAAGCAGGATCTTTCGTGCATCAACTTAAGTCTAATAAAGGAGTATGGTCTGCAATATTACAAAACTACAGAGATGGAGTAATGGATAGATTGAAGACAGCTGTTAAACCAGGAATACTTGGAACAACTGACTTCGTAGTAAACGACAACAATGGACCTCAATCATTTGTTACCGGTATAACATTACCTGAAACACCTCTTCACTTTAATGCAATCCAAAGAAGAGATATGAGTAACACAATAATGTCATATGCTCCAATACCACCTAAAGCTCCACAAGTAATGAATCCTACAGGAACTATACAGCCTTCACAAGGAGGAGCTAACGTAGCACCTACAGGACCAATAGAAGTTAGCAAATAATCCCTAAATACCATAGATTGACAGAATTCCCACCCCAGAACACGGGGTGGGTTTTTATGTCGTCTATCCAAAGATATCCTTAACTTTTTAGTATTTATTTTTTTGATAATATTACTAAAAGAAAGGAGAAATAATATTGACTATATTTGAATTTTTAGACCAATATAAAACAGAAGAAACTGATACGAATGTTTTGAAGGCTATTAATAATTATTATTCGAATAACGTAGACGCCCTTATGGACGGTATAGTAAAAGACTACGTAATATTCGGGGCTACAAATAGACAAAAGATTCTAGACTGTTATAACATACCAGAAGAAGATTTTAAGAAATTTAAAAAGACAAATAAAGTATTACAGATGGATGCTAAAATATCTGGTAATATATTTAACTTATGTCTTCTAAAATCTTACTATGACACTGATACTAAAATATTCTTAGATTTTATGGGACTTGTATTTTACGGTGCTAGATTCTCTCAATATTTTAAGCACGGTACTAACAGTGCTAAAATGAAATATATAATCGATAGTGTACTTACTGGAAAGTCATTATTTAAGAAACATGGATGTGCATACTTAGTTATAGAAGACTCTTTAAATACTATAGTAAATACACCTAAACTAAAACCTAAATTCGATAGAATGAATGATCAAGATGTTGTTGATATAATTAATAGAATTTACACATCAGTAAATGATATAGTAAAAAATATATCTCGTGTATATTATACTACTAAAGATGAAAGTAATAATATCTTATTACAGAAAGATATAGTAACAGATGAAGGTCAAAGAATAAGTATGACTAATAATTCTGTAATAATCGATAATTTATTATCTATGGTAGAAAACTATCATCCATCAGCTTTAGATCAACAAGTATTAAAAACATTGAGGATTAACTCTCCTGTCAAAAAAGGAGTATTTAATCATGTATTGCTTAATCATGAAGCTAAAGTATTTTATTTAATTTGCCAAATGTATATTCTTTATTATACTAGTAAATATTCTAGTAGCTTTGAAGATATGAAGAAGGAATTTATTCCTAAGTGTATGACTGCACGTATGGCTGATAAAAATATGTATGCTTTAGAAAAACAGTTGTTCGACGTTATAAAAGATTATTGTACTAAATATGCAGAAAAAGGTGGAGATATAGAAGACCTTAGAACAAATGCTGGTGTTGTTAAAATAGTTAAGTATATAAAAGATTACTGTATAATTAAATGTAGACATCTTATGAACGAATTGTAGGTGAAATTATGAAGAATGATATAATGAATTATCTACGTAAATATCTTAAGCCTTATTTCCCAGATGTGTATGATAAATATGAGAAGATATTTGAAACCTTTGATGACAGAGATTTTGAGCAACTTTTTATAGTAGAGAATGCAGGTCTTAGATTATACGTAGATGATAAGAAGATAGAGCAAAAGAATATAGATAAATTCCGTATAGCTCTAGGAGTAGACGTAGAAGAGAAATTAAAGATTCCTTATCTAAATAATAGTACTACTAAATTTCCTGTAATGGGATTCCCTATTCAGATAAGAGAATTACAACAAATGGTAACAAAGGAAAGTGCTTCTAACGCAGATTCTTCCGTAAGGGATATGAATAACCAAGCGTCTAGAGAATCTAAGACAGGTATCTTATCAGATGCGGAAGTAGCAGCCTTAGCTGTATATGGAAAAGATTCTGAGCCTATATTGGAAGAATTACTTACTGCTAGAAGTGATAATAATGTAGCTAAAAGAGCTATGAACGAGAAATTAAAAAACGATCTGGAAGTATCTTTAAAAGATTTACCGCAAGATCCTAAGAGTAGAAACTCACTACTACATTTGTCAGCTAATTATATATGTATGGGATTAGCAACAGACTTAGTAGACCACATAGACGAATTATCATAAATAAAAAGGAGAGGTAACCATGAGCCGACATACTTTAGCATATTTAATAGAAAACTTACAAAAGATAGATAAGAATGCTTCAGAAGAAATAAACGTATATCAAGATGAAGAAAATAAAAAGTTTATTGTAGAATTTGAAGTACCAATAGATAGAATAGAAAGAATAACGTTATCTAAAAAGAATTATGAATTTATGAAAGACGGGGAATCTTTCACTATTAAATTACCACATGGATGTTATGTGCTTAATTTTAAGGATAAAAAATAACATAATTATATTAAAGCTACAAGTGTTTGGCTACTCATTGTTCGACTCCTTTATTTTATTACTAATTCGATAAATATAACGTAGTCAAACTAAATAAGTTTTAATACTTTTATTTTAAATAATTTACCCTCCTATCGTGGAGGGTTTTTTATGTCGTCTACGGAAAATGTGGAACCATACTATACTTTAATATGAAAGGAGATTTTTTTAATGAATACGGAACAAGAATCAAGAACGATATTACCGACAGGATTTAGAAATATAGATACTAGTCTGGGATATAGAGTTTACGATGAGAAGACAGACGAGTTGATACAAACCAATAGAGGAGTACTTAGTGGATCTAAAGTAACTCTTATAGGAAAATCACATACAGGGAAATCGACTCTAGGAATGAAGATAATAGCTAATATGGCTAGACCTTGGATATTACAAGGAGACACAAGAGTTAAGATACATATAATAGACGTAGAAGCTGGATTAAATAATGAACGTATAAGAATGCTTACTGGATTTACTATACAACAAATGGCAGACCATGTCGTATTACATGATGTATCTAACGTAGAAGATTTAAAAGATCTTGTAAAAAATACAATAGACGAAAAGAAAGATAGATCTTATAAAAGAGACGAAGTTATTTCTCACCAAGGTGGTAAAATTAAATACTTCCCACCTACCTTTATATTTGTAGACTCTATAACACATCTAATGCCTCAAGAAGTAACAGACTTAAAGAAAGATGTTAAGCAGACATTATATATGCAAGCATCTGGTGAAGTTGATAGATTTATGAAGCAGTATAATTCGTATTTTAGAGAATATAATATAAATCTATTCTTCACAGCACATATAGGAGCTCGTATAGAAATGAACGCTATGTCTGGACAAAGACTTTCTAGAGAATGGAAGACATTACCAGCTGATATTAAAATAAATGCTCCTAAGTCAACTATATACGGAATAGACTTAGGTATATTTATTAAAAGAATAGAAGCTAAAGATGAGAAAGCTGTAAGTGAAAAATCAGCAGAACACTTAGACGCTAAAGCTATTATGGAAGCAGTAATCTATAAAGCTAGACAACCAGGAGAAGGAACAGAATTCTTTCTAGTACAAGATAAAACAGGATTTAATCCATTGAAGAGTTTCTTGTATGAATGTCAAAAGAATAAGATACTAGAAAGTAAACCAGGGGCAAGAGAATTAAAGAATTATGGAAAGGTACCGTCTAAAAAGCTAATAGAAACATTCGTAAGTGATCCTAAATTCAGACAAGAATTATTCGCACAATATGATGTACTAAAAGAAGCTGGATTAGAATCTAATAGACAGCCTTTATCAGAGATACAAGCCAATAACGACATAATGATGTTAATGACAGACTAAAAACTTTATCAATTTAAAGTTATATATTATAGTGGTGAATATACTGTAAGACTATGTCTTATGGTGTATTCTAAACTAGACAGAAAGGAGAGTTTTTTCTTGATTAAGAGAGATGAAAAAGGGCTTTATAAGTTCCCAGAAGGATCACTAAGTTCATTCAGTGACTATGGATTACTTATACCATTTGCCAGTAAAGATTCTACTATGCGGCAACACATGTTCCACAGTCATATTAGACAGACCATTATTCCTATCAATGCAGAAAGACCTTTAGTAGATACTAGATATACTAAAGACATATTATTTTCCACAGACAATTATTTATCTAAAGGTAAGGTACAACTCATTAAGAAAATAGAGAAAAGAATTAATGACTATCTATGCGATACTACATACATATATAAAGATATGACAGATAATCTTATATATGTAGAAAGAGTGCCTAGATATAAATCTTATTCTCGTTTTGGTTATGAGGCACATTCTGAGTTGGATAAGTTAAAAGAAGGAGAAGTATCCAAAGGTCAGTTATATACTAGTTACATTGACGCTATGGATACTAGAGATGGTGGAATGGGATTTGGTAGAAATGTTAATTATATTTATACAACCGATCTAATGGTTGGAGAAGATGCTTTTGTTATAACTAAAGATCTTGCAAAAGACTTCGCTATAAACACATTTTATAATCCCGAAATAATATTAGATCCTAATGAAGATGTATTACTTGATAGGTATGGTAAAACAACTCCTGAAGGAATGCATCAATACCAACCTTTCCCTCTACCCGGTGAAGAGACGAAAGATGGTGTTGTAGCAGTACTTTCTAAAATAGGAGTAGACTTTTTATCAGTGTCGGATATAATACATGATTCTGATATTGTTACATATATCCATAGCGGTATAGTAACAGATGTAGAAGTTTATTCTAATGATCCTATAACTAATAATCCATTCTTAAATGATCTAAGAGACATCCATAAAGATTACTTTAAGAATATAGCTGATGCTTTGTTAGCAATAGAAGATAAAGAGTTATCTAAGCAAGCTAAAGCTTATAAGGAAAGATTATTAGGTATTGTCAATGAGAAGTTACGTATAGGAAAGAAACAAGAGTTAAAGAATAAAATACGTATACAACTTAAGATAGTAGGAGTAGAAGAACTACAGGCAGGATCTAAGATTACTAATAGACATGGTGGAAAAGGTACAGTTACACTAATAGTAGATGAACCATTCTACGCAGAAGATGGTACAAGAATTGATATGCTAACTAATGCTACTGGTGTAGTTAACAGGGAAAACATAGCTCAACAAGTAGAACAATTATTAAATACTTTAAACGTGCACTTGATGAAGTATTTAAGAGAATCGTCTGATGATACAGACACTAAATTTAATAATATTATTAAATGGATTAAGAAAGCTAATTTAGACGACGTCTTAATCCAAACTATCAACAAATACCCAAAAGAAGAGATCGTAGCCTATTATGCGGAGAATGAAATGTATATGAAATATGACCCTTTTGACGATGACACTGGTTATCTTGTATTAAAAGGCTTAGTAGAGTTTACTGAACAATTATGTCCGACTTTAGGACCTCAAACAATTTACCATAAAGGAGTTCCTTTCGGTAGTAAACATGTATATGGAAAAGCATTTTATTTAGCATTAGAAAATGGACCTTTAAAAGATACTTCTGTTAGATCTGATAAGATCAATACAGCTAAAGGATCATTAACAAAAATAGGAGACGATAAAAAGAAATACCATGCTAAATACTTATCGACCGCTGTTAAGCAAAGTGACTTATCTCTTAATATATCTTTGACTGCCCAAACTGATAATGACGTAGAATTACTTACAACGGATATGGGTCAGCTAAAACAAAGATTAAATGCTAAAGGACTTGAAATATTTATAGGAGATTCTCAAACTCCTGACGAGGAGGTCAATGAATGACACTTAAATATGACGAGAATACTATGAAACTAAAAGCCAGAGATAATGCACAAATAATGAACATTAAAACAGGAAATTTCTTAGCAGCAGCTGATGTTAACGTTGTTGATGTTAATGGGACTAAATTCTTAAGAAGTATATACGTACCAGATAAACAAAAACCAAATAAACATTGGGAATTGGATAACTGGGTACTTTTAACAGAAAAAGAAAGAAGGCAAATAATAATACCAGAAATAGATAATGACAAACATGCTATAACAATTAGTGATGTTAAGATCATGGTTGGTATGGACGCTGTTAATATACTTCTAATATTATATTTAAAAGATCAACTAGGAGAAGATGGTTCTATAATAACTAGAGAACAAAGAAAAGTTAAGAATATACTAACCTTTATAAGAGATAAACCTGAGCAACCATTATCTTGGAAGCATATAGAAAATCTATTAGGTTATATATCTAGAACCAAAGAACACTTTCTCCAATGGATGGGATCTGAAGAAGGTAGATTAGGATTTAGTAACTATATAAAAATCTAAATGTAATATTATTAAAAACACAAAAAGGGTGTGCGTTCAATACATACCCTTTAGAAAATAAAGTAGACCCCCCCCCCTGGGTATATTGAATAACGGTATGGGGTCAAAAAAAAAAATATATACCCATATGTAGATTCTATCGACGTATGGGTAAAAATAAAATATAAAATAAATTTTAGGAGGAAAAATAATTATGAACAACATTACAATGAATGGAAATAATCCATTCGAAATATTTAATTACAAGAATCTAGGATCAGTAAGAACTAGATTAGACGAACATGGAAACCCATGGTTTTGTTTAAGAGATATATGTGACATATTAAACATACAAAACTCACATAGAGTCGCTGATCGTTTATCAGACCCATACGTAACTTCAATAACGGTATGGGTCCAGACTGGATTTAATGCCGATGGAACTCCAGCAATGAGAGCTACAGAGATGACATTTATTAATGAATCCAATTTGTATAGAGTAGTATTAGGATCTAAAAAAGCTGAAGCTAAACTGTTCTCAGATTGGATTTGTAATGAGGTAATCCCTATGATAAGACGTACTGGGGCATATCTAACACCTGATGTTTTAGCTAATAGTTATAATGATCCTAACTTCTTTGTTAACTTTGCTAAAGCGTATTTAGAAGCTCAAGAACAAATTAAACAATTAAAACCAGCGGCAGATAAATTCAATAATTGGTTAAACAGACCAGACGTGGTTACAGTTAGAGAAGGTAGTTTAATTATGGCTCTTAAAGGTATAGGATTAAAGTCTTTATTTAAATATTTCAGAGAGCACGGATATGTAACTGTAAAGAATGTAGCTTATAAAAGATTTATCGATCAAGAGCTTTTTGTAGTTAAGAAAATTACAACTACAACATCTAATGGAAATATATATAATAGATTACAAACATTCTTAACACATAAAGGAATAGATTACTTTAGAGATAAACTTATAGCTGAAGGATATCAAGTAATTGAGTTTGACGGTAGATTAGGTCAAGAAGGGGTTATATCAGATCCCTTAACTGACGCAGAATTATTAGAATACAATGTAGCATAAATATAAAATAAATTTTAGGAGGATAAAAATATGATTTACACAGATAAGAAAGATTTAAGAATTGAACCAGGAACAGGAAATAAGGAAGGATTTCTAGATTTCGTAATAGCAGAACAGAAGACTAATCAATACGATAATGAAGATATCATTAATGTAGCTTTAGGAAAGTCTTTTAAATATAAAGATTTATGGCATGCGTGCGATAAGCAAGGTAATCATTATCTAGTAACAGCCGATCTACATGGAAGTAATAAGTTAGACGACTCTTATTTGATTAAGAATTGGATGTTTGCTAACGACAAAAGAGTTAAAGAATTTAAAGCAGAGTCACTTACAGAAACTGTAATAGAATTAGCTAAGAAGATAGCTGTATTCTTAGGAGAACTTGGTAGAAATGGATCTACTATAAGTGGTAACTTAGTACAATTCTCAGAAGATGTTACTACAACAATTCAAAAGTTTGATCCTAATTTCCAAGCTATATCAAATAACTTTAACCAAAAACAACAAGCACAGCAAGCTGCTAACGTAAATAATCTAAGAAGTCCTATAGAAGTAATAAAATAAATAACTTTTAAGGAGGGTAGTACGTGAAGTACAATCAAATAGATAACGATGCAATAATAATAGAAGAACTTAAAGCTAGAGGTAAAAAACTTGGGTTAAATTGGTACGAGTATGACGGGTTATATTATCATATTGCTGATGGGAAAATATTATACGAAAAACAAACCGATTTAACTTTAAACGAGGCTGAAGGTTGGTTTATACTTGGTATGAAGAATCGAACAGGATCTTTGATCTATATCAATGGATATACTAAAGTATTAGTAGGAGTATTACCAGAAGATATAAAGATATATCCTGATCACTTTATACTATATCCTATAAATGAAAAATCAGCTATGAAATTATCTAGATACGATATAGATATATTAACTGCTGATGAAATCTATAGACTGAATAGAGAGATTTGGGTAGCAGTGTCTAATGGAGTATATTACATGAAAGACTTAAGTCCTAATTCCCCTATAGCTATAGGTAGACATAAGATTTACTTATCAGAAGATGGAATTCCGTTCTTTACAGACGATAACGGTGTAAGAGCAAATATAGAATTATCAACATTTTAAAATGGGGTAGACTTAATCTACCCCATGACGCTGTGCATTCAATACACACCGTGAACGATATGGTGTCCGTACAATAGACGTCATCTAATTCGAAAAGGGTGTATGTTTAATATATATCCTTTCATTTTGGTAACTAAAGACAAAATGGGGGGAATTGAATTCCCTCCATTTACTTTAACAAGGTAATAATAAATAATTGGAGGTAATATAATATGACAAATTTATTAACGGATGGAAATAATAATCCATTTGAAATATTTAACTATAAGAACTTAGGGCAAGTTCGTACTAGATTAGACGAACACGGAAACCCATGGTTCTGTCTAAGTGATGTATGTAGCATATTAGGTATAGGTACAGTTAATAATGTCAAAAACAGATTAGACCCCCCATATGTTGATTCAATCAACACATGGGTACAAACTGGATTTAATGCAGATGGAACACCAGCAATGAGACAAACTGAGATGATTTTTATTAACGAATCCAATCTTTATAGAGCAGTATTAGGATCTAGAAAGGCTGAAGCTAAGTTATTCTCAGATTGGATTTGTAATGAGGTAATCCCATCAATAAGACGTACTGGTCAATATAATCTAGAAAATCCTACTATATATCAAGTAATAAGATTAATGAACGATAATATGGAAAATCTAGAACGTAAGGTAGACGAACACTTCGCTATCACTCAAGGTAATAGCCAGATATTAGTAGAACATAACGGAAGAATAACAGCAGTTGAAGAAGCTCAGAAAGCTGTATTCGAAACAGAGTATTGGTCTATATTGGGCTTCGCAAATTATTATAGACTAGATCCGAATACATATAACGCGGTAGAGCTAGGTAAGAAAGCTAGTAAGTATTGCAGAGAAAATAATATAGCTATAGGATATAGACCTGATCAACATTACGGTAGAGTAAATATATATCCGTATCATGTGTTAGCTGAAATATTTAATAGTACATTTTCAGGTAACTAATACCCCCTGGGTGAATTCAATTCAGGTAGGGTATCCCTATGTAGATTATATCGATGTAGGGGTGTATACACATATCACCCTATAAGGTTTAAAACCTGGTAGGGGTAAGAAAAAAATAGACCCATAGGTAGATTCAATCAACATATGGGTAAAAATAAAATATAAAATAAATTTTAGGAGGATAATAATTATGAATAACAATAACTGGAATAACAACAATAACAATTTTAATGGAGGACAAATCCCTAATGTGTTTTCTGGATTTACTGGACAACCTGCTTTAAATGTACAACAACCTGGAGCTCCTATAGTACCTCAACCACAACAAAGAGTACAAATACTGCCATTTGAACCTCAGAAAGATCCTGATGAAATGGCTTATAAATTAATCTTAATATCTATAATAAAAGCACAACTAAATAATCTAAATATAAATGATTATCTGTCAGTAAAGAAAGTTTTGTTTACTATTAAAGGACAAGAAAGACCTCTTTATAATCAAGGATATCAAATAGGTACTTCTCAATTCATGCTGACATTTAATATAGAGCATAATATGGCTTATAGACATATTATACCTTTAGTATATTCTACTGTAGTAAAGAAAGGTCAAGGTCTAGTAACAGATAATGGTGCTATAATGGGTAATGGTGGTACAGGAACTATCATAGACGTTAATTACTTTAATAATGGAGCTATTAAAGATGCTACTCCAGCAATAAACGAAATACTAAAAGGAAATGGACAACCATATGGAAATCAATTACATATCATTACAGAGAGATTCATTAACAATCTGGAAAACTACGTAGATTCTTTAAGCGTCTATTTAACACAATTATTGAACAATCCATCAGTTGACAGAAATATGTTATTACCTGTTATGCAAAGAAGATACTCTTTCGGCGGAGTAAATGTAAATCCTACATTCTCTAAAGATCCATTGACTGGAAGAGACAAGTTGAAGTTTAGATACGAACTATCAGAAGAAATTGTTCTGCAATTGAAACAAGATACGTTTTATTCTAAACAAAATCAGTAATACATTAAAAGAATTTTCTAATTTAATTACTCTTCATAAAAGTCCCCCTCCCATTGTGGAGGGGTTTTTTATGTTGTTATTTTTTTGTAATTATATATTATAATTTTGAATAAAAATAATAAGGAGGTAACAAATATGGACGAAATGACAGGACAAAGATTCAAAGAAGATCCGTTAATAACTAAGGAGGAACACATAGTAGAAATCCAAAAGGATTATTGTAATCCTGTTGGTAGATATGTATTTAAAAATGAAAGGGAGAAATACTTCCCATCGCTAAGTAAAGAGGAGTATATAGATCTCTTATTAGAATGGTATGGAACTAAAATACCGTCTATACACAGAGATACTATATGCCAATCTGAATTGTATACGAGTTACTTAATAAGAGCTCTAAATCAACTATACGAATCAGATAAAGAAATAGTGCATAAATTTGCTGATTTCTTAATAACAGAAAACTCAGCAGCTGAGATGAAAAGTCTTTGCCAATATAATTATGATTTTACTATAGGATTTATTGGATCTACATATCATACACCTACATTAGTAAAATTCATAATTCAAAACAAAGACAAAAAAGAAGATATTTTCAAAGCTTTAGAAAATCTATATAATAAAATTCTAGAGCACTATAAAGAAGCTAAATATGAAGATATGAGATCTAGGCAGGAAGTAGCGTACCAGAAACTCATATCGGAAATAAAAGAGAAAACGAGTTAATTCTCGTTTTTTCGATTTAAGAAAGGAGGATTAACAATGATAACAAGATTTATCTCTGAAGGATTGGTTGGGGTGCCTGATATGGATATTACTTTAGGATCTGAAAAGAAAGTAATTATACAAGGACCAAATGGATCAGGTAAGACATCTCTTTTAAGACAAATAACACATCCACTTTCTAGTCATAATAGATTTAATAAATTACGTAAAGGTGTAGAAGAAGGATTTACGGAAATGCATTTAGATTATTATGGTAGAAAGTATCAAGTTAAGCACATATACAAAAGAGATTCTAAATCAGTTAAAGTAATGTCTTATTTATTTAAAGAAATAAATGGGGAATATATTTCTTTAACAGATAACGGCTTGGTAAATTCATTTAAATCAGTTGTAGAAAAAGAACTGGACTATTCTGATTACTTATTCGATATATGCAACATAGGATCACATAATAGAGGTATTATAGATTATACTAACCAACAAAGACTAGACTATTTAAAGAAAGTATTTAATTTAGAAGTATTGACAGAATTAAAGAAGAAAGTAAATGAAAATTATAATATGTTAAATGGGTCTTTAAAGTATGTTGAAAATGATATCTCTAAATTGACTAACTTAGACGAATTAGAAAGACAAAAGAAGTTAACTGAAGCTAACGCACTTTCTTTAGAGCAAAAGAGAACGAATTTACAAAGCAAATTAGCCGACATGAGAAGATACTCTGAAGAAGACATATCTGACTTAGAATATAAAGTAAAAGATAATAAGAAATCATTTGAAAGAGTACACGGTCTATTACACTTATTAGAAAGTGGCAGTAAGTTTGTAGACGACATTCCATTAAAAGATTTATCTTATGAGATATTAGAAAAATATATAGGTAAGAAAGTAGCTGTATTATCTACTACTATAGAACAATATAAATCTAATATAATGGAAATAAACGAAGAATTGATTACTATAAAGGATATATCTAGCGAAGATCTTAAAAAGGATTTAGAAAGACTGGAATCTTCTATAAATAATATAAGAACTAAATATAAAGGTAAATCCTTTGTTGATATGGATATGACTATTGTACAAAATATATCTAATTCTTTAAATACTATACTTACTATAATAAACAATACTTCTGTTAGCTTACACGACATAAGAAACGTAATGTCAGAATACGATAATATAAGAGACTACTATAATATTAAAGAAGAAGAAATAATATTAGCTAAAAATGAATTAACCGATAGTAGAGAGAAATTAGAATCTATATCTATTTCTGAGACATTAGTTAATATACATGCACCAGAAGATCTATGTAAACCTACTTGTCCTTTTAGACACGAATACAATAGACAGATGGAACAATTATCTATCGCTAATCTATTAAAAGAAAAGATCGACCTCTTAGAAAAGAATATATCGTCTATGGAAGATAGCTTTAAAGATGTAGTAGAAGTTTGTAGTGTAATTAAAAATTTACGTAATATAGATATTCCTAAAGAATTGTCTAAATTTACTAAAGCTAAATTGATCGATCTTTTAAATAGGGAGCAACTACTATCTCTGATAAAGCAATTAGACGAGAATCTATTATATATTAAGTCTATGGATGAAGTATTAGTATTAGAAGATAAGAGAGATAATATAAAGACTATATTAGAAGTAGAAGCTAAATCATCTGCTGATAGAAAAGATGTATTATTAGAAAAATTAAATAATATAGAATTAAAGAAAAAAGATGTTGAATTAAATTACCTTAAATATATCCAAATAGAAGAAGAGGTTAAAAATACAGATTTACCGATAGATCTACGCACGTTAGTCTATTTTGATATGGATGAAAATTATATAAATAATTTAATAACTTATATAGAGAAGAATGAAGAAAAATTAAAAGAGATGAAAAATAGCTCTGATCTAGTTAATAAAATGAACGATGATATCATCGATATCAATAAACAACTTAAGGAAAATACAGATATATATTATAATTTAGAGAACGAGATTAAAAGGACTCATAACTTAACACAAGAATTCGAAAAGCTTAATCAAGACGTAACTAAGATTAAAGCCGTAAGAGAAGTAGTGTCTAGTAAGCTTCCTGCTAAATCTCTAGAATCTCGTCTCTTTGATGTTGCTAGAAATGTTAACTTCTTACTGGACGGAATAATGTCAATTAGATTCGACACTACCGATGGTGTAGAAATCATATGTACTATTAATAGTGAAGAAAGATTAGCTAATTTCTTATCTAATGGTGAGAAGTCATTATTATCTTTAGCTTTACTAGTTGTAATAAAGAAAATAATAAACTGGGATGTAATATCAATTGATGAAGGATCTGCCGCTTTAGATGAAAACAATAAAGACAGATATCTTCAAATGATCTCTAGTTATACTGAAGGTATAGACACTATTAAGCAAATATTTATAGTATCACATGACTATCTAGTAACAGATGGAGAGGATTTAAAAATAATAAAATTATAAGGAGGAGGATATTAAAATGATAATGGTAAATGGTAAGCAAATGTACAGTTACTTTTTAACACCTAATGAGAATAGTAAAGTTATGATTTTTAATAATTTTAACAGCACATATTCTTTTATAGGTAGAAAGACTAAAGCTCCTGGTATTAAAGCTGTAGTAACGATTGTAGCTGGACTAAACCACGTATTTTCGTGGGCTTACGATACAGAAAGGACTAGATTTATCAATAAATTAGAGATATTCTTTTTAGGAATGTATCATAAAATAATATCTCAAGATTTTATTGAAGAAAATTTAAGAAGTGTTAGAGACGGCCGTTTCCAAACTATAGCACAAGCTTCTGCGTTCCAATTTAAGAAAATAATAGCTAATATGGACGATGATATTATTCAAGGCGTGGTAGAATACATACACGAGAATACGTATGTCCCACCGGCAGAAGAACTAGAAAAAGAAAAGAATAGAAGACCAACGGACAAACTCGTATTGGATAGAGAGGATTTATTCTTAGTTACTTGTCTAATAACTTTAACTAAAATGATGCTACCAGGAGTAGCTCTTTTAGAAAGCTATGCTTTAGAGAAGTACATATATGAACCTCTAATAAATCTAATACCTAGAATACAAATGGCTATGGCTGATTTCTATTATTATCAACTAAATGAAAGAGGAGACATTTACAATAAGATAATAAACACAGATTACAAAGATCAGTTATATTCTTATTTTACTGAAGGACTGGTAGATGAATTCCAGAAGAATGAACCATTGATGGGAATATTTGAATCTAATGCTCAATCTATTCCATTGATGGTAGATGAGAAATGGGTAACAGGAATTACTACAATCCATAAGTGTATTCCTATAGAAGTAAAGAATAAGCAGTCAAACGAATACATGACAGGAGATAATTATTGGGAATATAAGTTCGTAGATAGAAATACTTCTAAATATATATCGGAGACTATTAGACGTATGGCTAGACAGAAAACAGGTGTTAACTTTGCAGCTGTTATATCTCCTGTTACAGCATCTGTAGGAGAATCCGATTCTTATAATTCTATAGCAAAGCACGAGTTATTCTTAGAGAAGAAATCTTTATCTGATATGGAAAAAAGACGTAAGCATATAAGACTCATTAGAGCTTATTGTAAAGATAAAATAGAGACTTATGGATTAACTATAGAAGATGACTGTTATCCTGTTAAGAATCCTTTAGCTGACTTCTTTATAATAAAATTATTAGCTGAGGTATCAGAAGATTCTCTATCTTTAAAATTATTAGACAAAAGGACATATATATCTCTAGTGCTCGTTATATCGCATAGAATGGCCAAGGATTACAAGATTTTAGCTCAGGCTATGAAGAGTAACCAAGTGTCTCCAAACTTCGTAAATAAGACGCTAGACAAGTATATGGATAAAGTAACTCGTATTAAGAAATATCATATTAATCCTAAGAAAACAGAAGAATCTTTACAAAAGATATTAAATCAGGACTATAAGAATACTAGAAAGAATATGATCTTCAATATCACAGAAGAATTCATAAATTTCTTAATAGAAGACCAGACTAATGAGTATCTATTGATAAATGATGCTTACATATACGATTACGAAAAGGAATTAGAAAATTTAGATAAAATAATGGAAAAATAACAAGGAGGAATTTATTATGGAAAAATCACCAGAAAGAGTAATATTTGATCAAATTGTGGAAATGTGTAAAAAAACAGAGCAGAGTGTTAAGAATGTATTATCTAATGTTCTAGACAAACTTATTCTAGAAAATGAAGATAAACCAAAAGGAGATGTAGACGGAGATAAGAAAAATAAATCCGAGGACGTCTCTATAGACCAAAATAACTTTATATCTAAGATGGAAGATATGAAGATAAATACTGCTGAAGAAAGTAGATTTTATTCTTACAGAGATAATTCGGTATTCTATTTAGATGTTAAATTATTAAAAAGAAAAGGTATGGTAGATAAATACCTTCCTATTGTAACGATA